CCAGATCTCGACACAAGGAGTCTTGCGATTGTTACGTACCTCAGGCCATACCATCCTGTCCATATACCCCGATTAAGAGGGTGCGGATAAGGGTTGGGTCGGACAATTTAGGTCCACCCTCACGGCTATCCCTCCCAAACCTGCGAAAGAGCAGATGGAGGTGATGATACAGAGTTACTTACGCAACAAGAACACAAGCGCACGGCTTTGCCCTCAATTGTGTGCTGGATCAAATGATCAGACCACTAAAGGAGATTTGAACTGCCGGCTGCTCACCATTCCTGATATATTCTAACGGACCAACGCCGCCCCAAGGGGCCGTTGTGAATGCGAAAGAACAGGGATCAAGGTGGCTTCACCGATGATTACAGTACTCCAACAAGAGAACACTACCGTTTCTCCTAGGTCAAGAACGAACGTCAACTTATCCGCCTTGGCGAGCCTCACTGAGCTCATGAGTTTCTGGAAGTATAGCTACTTCAGAACCAGGACAGCTAGTTGTGAAAGATGACATCATCGAGAGCTTCAAGCTCTTCATAGATGTGACTTTCCCAGCTATCCCAGTGAGTAACAAAAAAAGGTCTGACAGGGAAGAGAGACTCTTCCGTACCAGAACCTTCTCCGTCCCGAAAGACGCAGAGAAAATTCCAGACCCGCCTCGGATCACGTTTCCAGTCGGCCTCAAAGAAGAGAGGCTTGAGAGAGTTAAACCGAACCAACCAGGGATCGTAATCCCGGGAAGACGGTAAATTTGGGAGTCGTTCCGCCCATCTCCACTTCCGTTCTGCAAATCGAAGACATTGACCCGAAGTCTCCGACACATCACGGTACAGAAGCTCATCCTTGCTTTCAGAGGAGAGCTCTAAGTAGAGATTGGACATCGCACCGCCATAGAATCGATCCCAACCGGGAGATTCTTCACGATACGAGAGAAAATTATAGGCTTTGTCAAGATGATCTAAAAGAATCTTGTGCATTTGCCATGGCGCATCCTTCTTTAGGGATGGAAAAGACACGCCTTTCTCTTGGAACAAACGGCAGATAGACTTATTATAGTCAGAAACTTGATAACTGCCATGCGGTAGTAGTCCCACACCACCGAACTCCCGAGGAACAAACCATTGAAGACGTAACTTCATCTTAGCTGCAAGAGATCCGAAACGTCGGATAAACATCTTATAACAGACATCCTTACATGTGTCTGGTAAGGTCTCGAGCAGGTCCTTCGAATTAGCGGAGAAACTGTTATATTGGTCAAAAACATTTTCAGGACCAAGTTCTCCACCAGATCTCTTCTTATGGAAGAGTAATCCCAAATTAATAAATTTTACTTGGGTAAAATATTCTATCGAAGGAACAAACACGTTCATCCCGCAAAGAGTCTCATTAGCTCTGTAAGAACTTCGAGCTTTGTAAAGGTATGTGGTCGAATTAATATTCAGAAATTCATCCGACCAATAGTATTTCCCTATAGAGGGTTTCATACCAAAACAACCACAGATACCTAACCAGGTTAAGTGGACCGACTCAGTAGCTGGGAAGACGCAATCGTCTCCATTGATCAACATAGGGCAATCCCGGATCGCAATGCGTCTACCGGAAAACTTCTCACCTGACAAATAATTATGTCGTTGGGTGCCCATCTCTAGTGCTAGCCGACAAATCGCGGCATTCACAACACAGAGAATAGGGAAGGAAGTAATTGAACCCATAAGTTGACCGTTCTTCTGTGGTACGTACTTCTCCTTCCACTCCTTAGAAGGATCAGGATCCACAGGTTCCTCAATCATATGCCTAGTAAGGCTCTCAATAAACAATTTCCGGTACACTTCACGGAGGTCATTTCGATCCTCCCATTCCGGACCCCGAAACGAGACATTAACAATCTCATCAGCTGCTGCCTCTGAAAGGCAAGCAAGGAGACCATCTGTAGCGGCCTTGTAGTCGCCAGATAACCACTTCTCATTTGTGGTCAAGGTTCCAAGAACGTCAGTCAAAATACGTTCGGAACAGGGTTCTCCAATCAGCTGAAACTGAGGAATTTTACGTAAATGACCATGCAAAATCTTTTGCAAAGGTTTCAAAACGTATCCTCGAATCGGTGGTCCTTTAGTGATAACACGGACCTTGAGAGCCTCGGGAAGAGCAACAAGGGAGACAAAGTTTGGTTCTTCAGTGGCCTTCTTTATTAGACCACACATAATAGAAGCCTCGCGTAACGCGTCAGCTTCTGAACCAATTATCCCCCCCACTACCTTCTTCCAACGAGGGCAAGAATGACTCGACCGAAGATCCTTCGGAAGGTCACAATCCTTGCACTTACCGGCCCCTTCATCATACTCTCTCGAGCACTTGACGCCAGAAAGCTTAGCAGCATGTGGTGGTAAAGAATTTTCAATATCTCGTATAGCCTCTGCAACAGCAGTAACGGCTCCACCATCCTTTCTAGACCAGTAGTAATTCGCTGATGTAGAGGGAAAGTCCATTCTGAGAAGGTCACGAAGACCAATTCTCAAATCAGAAAACACTTCCCGTGTTGTTCTTCTCACTTCAGAGAGACAACGTTCACGGGAGATAAGATGATCCGAGTTGATATATTCCATTCGTTCTACGTCATTATCAACGATGACATTTTCCTCCTTCAAATTAGGGGGCAGAACGGTAAAACCTATTTTCGGACCGTCAGTTGTTAACTGTTTAAACGTGTCAAGGCAGGCCTGGGCAAGACCCACCTCTGAAGCACGAGGACATCCCTTCTTCAACATAAGAAGACTAGTCATGAATTCATGAAAATGCTGATCACAGCTTCTGTCGTCAAACCGCCTAAACCATCGTGCCCACGTACTTCCGATTAGGAATTGCGGCATATCCTTTAACGTATATGGCACGTTGGTCGGAGGAGCATTACCGTTGTGGACTGCATAAAATGCAGAGATCTTATGCTTTACTATCTTCATCCACCGGTCTGGTTCCTCCTTCTCTTCCTCGAATCGCCTCCATGTATTTATAGTCGATTGGAGTTTAAAATTCTCGACATCAAAACCGTAGATACTACTGATCAATACGATTAGACGGAGACATTCCTCAATACGACTGGAAACACCATTTCTACCATTGGTCCCTTCATCCAAATAAGATTCATTTGGCTCATTGCAGCCATACTTGCAAATCTCACAGCGGACACCTCTGTGGATTCGTGCAAGCCGAATAGGATGTTGGGAAGGACTCATGGGCGACTTCTGTTGCTCCAAAGCTTCAAGTTTTTCGAAATATTGGAGTTTTGTCA